CGGACAGCACCGGCAAGCCTTCCACAAAGGTCTATGATCTGGTGGAGCGAACGGACAATCCTGCCCCACAGCAGTCCACGCCGCAAATCGACATGAGCCGGTACGTCACCATTGACCAGTTGGAGGACATCCTGGCAGAGCGGTTGAAACGGCCATCTAAGACCACAAAAGTAAAGGAGGATGCAGATAATGGGTAATCCCTTCCGACAGGCTATGAGCGGCCCACAGGGGCAGGGCGGACAGCGCAACCTTGCTCCAGCCCTTCTCCAGCACATCCAGAATTTTCAGGGGGATCCGATGCAGCGGCTACAGGAAAAAATTAATTCCAGCGGTATCAATCAGGAGCAGGTCAACCAGCTTTACAGCGCGGCGGAGAAGATTGCCCAGCGCATGATGGGCATGCTGCCTCGAAGATGAAGAAAAGACACCGAGCGGCAACTCGGTGTCCTGTGAGATAACAGAAGTACGTGGCATTGTACTTTGTCATAGATACTTTTTTATATTATCACAAAACCTTTTTGCAGTCAAGTCTAAAAAATGCGGCCGCATTTTTAGAAATACATCAACAAAGGAGAATTGTATATGTCTCTTGGTTCTGAAAACGGCCTGTCCGTGGCGGATATCGCCGCTGTGACCGACCGAAACAACGGCAACTGCGGCAATGGCTGGGGCGGCGGCTTCGGCGAAATGCTGATTGCCATGATCATGCTGTTCCTGTTCCCCATGTTCTTCGGCGGCTTTGGCGGCGGAATGTGGGGCGGTATGGGCGGCTGGGGCAACGGCGGCATGATGGCCGCTGCAAACGGCGCCCTGACCCGAGCCGACCTGTGCAGCGAGTTCAACTTCAACGGCCTGGAAAACGCTGTGCGCGGCGTGACCCAGGGCCTGTGCGACGGATTCTACGCCATGCAGAACAGCATCAACGGCCTGGGCATGAACGTCATGCAGGGCTTCCACGGCGTGGATAATGCCATCTGTAACCTGGGCTATCAGACTCAGCAGGGCTTTAACACCACCCAGGTTGCCATGATGCAGGGCTTCAACGCGGCCCAGGCCCAGGCGGCTGATTGCTGCTGCAAAACTCAGACCGGCCTTATGCAGGTCGGGAACCAGATCGAGCGTGGTTTCTGCCAGACCAACTACAACGATCAGGCGAACACTACGGCGATTATCCAGAACGCCCACAACGACACCGACCGGGTGATCGCCAAGCTGGAGGCTATGGAGTCTGCACGCAAAGACCAGAAGATTGCAGAGCAGGCCGCTGAGATTCAGGCATACCGGCAGAATGCCACATTTGGCGCTATGCTTGACGCTAGCCGTGCTGAAATCCTCCGCCGTACCGGTGCGGAGTGCCCCTCTGCCGCCTATCTGGTCAATCCTCCCACGCCGGTTAACTTCCCCGTCAATAACTGCGGGACCTTCACCGGCTGGAATCAGGGCTGCGTCCAGGGTTGCGGAAACTGCTGCTAATTAACATCTATGCGCGTATAAATCAAGAATCTCTGCATTTGCGACTTCTATGTCTTCATAAAACAGCAATTTATGCGTTTAACGATTTCCCCGAAACTCGGGTGATGATTTCGGGGCGGCGGTCATACTCGCCGCCCCTGACATTTAGGAGGTCAAAGGTGAGAACCGAAATTAAAAACAAGATGGACGAACACATTCAAAACATTCTGGCAAAACCGTCTATCAACAATGAGGACTATGCCATTTTGCGGCAGAAGATGTCTGAAATGCCTAGCGATAACTGGAACCCCGTGTGGATTCCCATACTGATGATGCTTTTTTCCAGCGGGTTTGGAGGTGCAAAAGAATGAGTTGTAAACCTGTTTGTAAGCTCTGCGATAAATTGGTGCTGTCGCAGGCCGTTACCTTTGCCGGTGGCAATCTGGTAATCAATCTGCCCGCCGGAAGCTATAACAACGGATGTAAATACTGCATCGTAGTTGCCCAGGCTATTCCCGCTGCAACCACTATCAATGCCCCTATTGTAATTACAATTGGAACCGGAACTCAGCAGTATCCTCTGACCAACCGCTGCTGCGCCCAGGTCACCGCCTGCGGTATCCGCACTCGGACCCGGTACTCCACCGTGGTCTCCACCAGCGCCACCGGCGGCACCTTTAAGCTGCTCGGGAATACATGCCCCTGCCCTACCAACAATCTGCGGAGCATCAACGGCACGGCCCCTGCCGCACCGGCCCCCACCACCTGAAGGAGAGCGCACAATGAATCGATACACTAAAATGTCCCTCATGCGCCCTGCAAGCCGCCAGGATAGACGAGACGGCGACCGGTGGGAATACGACCGCCCCGACACGCAGGACGGTTACAGAGGCCCTGAGAGCCGTTTCCGGGACCGCGACGGCAGGGAACACTACAACGATGGCCAGTATGCTCCCATAAATCGGGGCGGGGCCTATGGCGGTGAGCCCATAGACCGGGGCGGCTACGGATATCCACGCGCTGAGTACATGGAGCCCTATTCCCACTATCCCATGACCCCCTATGTTCCGCCTGTCTATCAGCGGGAAGACTGGCAGACCCGGGAAAGATACCGCCCCATGAATAAGATCGGTTTTTCCGTCGACGGCGAAATGGAGCGGCTGCCCCGGGAGCTGGGTCACAACTTCCCCATGTCCGCCGGGTATGAGGGCAGAGAAGAGATGTCCAGGCATCAGGGGAATGGATATGACCTAGGCCAGCGCCCCAGGGTGATACCCGTCTTTAACCGCCAGATGGCAGAGGAGTGGGTTTCCCGGATGCAGAACGCGGACGGTACTCGCGGCCCTCACTTTTCTATGGAAAAGGCTAAGGAGATCATGAAGCAGTACAATGTGGACTGCAACCCGGAAGAGTTTTGGGCGGTCCTTAATTCCCTGTACTCCGACTTTGACCAGGCGCTGAAGAAAAACAACGCATCTACCCTGGAACTCTACGCCTGCCTCACAAAGGCCTGGATCGAGGACCAGGACGCTGTTCCAAACAAGGCGGCTGCCTACTACACCTATGTGGTGAAGCACTAATTTTAGCTGGGAGATTTCAAATCTCCCGGCTTTTAAAATTTTTTGAGAGAAATATATTTGTACTAATATATTTTATCCTGTGGGACCATATATATTAGTACAATTAGCTACGAAAAATTACACGGGGATTATTATCCCCGTCAAGCTTAATTGCTTGAATAAAACTGCGCCAAAAGTCACGTCGTTCTACACTGCTAAATGTTGGGTAAAGAGAGGATATGGTGTTAGATAAAAGCTGGTGAAGACCGTTAAAGTCTGGTTTTTGTGGAGGTTCTGCCTCTTGAGCCTCCTGAAGTTGGGATGAATATTTTTCCCAGTCTGCACGATACTGGTCCATCGTGATAAGATCATTGACATACAAGTCTTTCAGCCGGTCAATTTTTCGTTGAAGGGCGGCCCGGTCAATTTTGGGCCGTTTCATCCTGGCGCTCTCTATGTCCCATTGCGTTTCCCATTGGGCTAGTTCCGTCAATATGTTTGTCAGGAGCCACTGCTCCAGCTTTGCCTCTCCCATCTGGTGACGGTGTGTACACCTGTGATATAACGTAGCGTTTCGGCAGCGGTAAAACCTTCGTTCCACTTTCTTCTGGTCGATACTGTAGCTGCCGCTCATCCGTTTACCGCACTCCTCACAAATTATCATCCCAGCAAAGATATATACCCGGCCGCTCTCATTCTGCCGAATGGATCGATTCTCCAAAAGTACTTGGATAGCGTCAAACTCTTCAGGGGGAATCAACGGCTCACAGTAATTTTGGTTATCCCGATACATCCCTTTATACAACGGATTGCGCAGCATCTTACGGGCGCTCTGATCCCACAGAATAATACCATAAGTCTCCCGTATGTAGGTCATAGCGCCGTTTAGCGTACCATGAACTTTGTAATAAGCAAAAAACTCCCGGACAATATCTGCGGTTTCCGGATCAATAACCACACGTTTGTCCCGGATCATCAGCCCCATGGGCAAGGACCCGCTGATTACCTCGCCCCGAGCCACCTTGCTGTCGAAAACAAACTTGATACGGTCGCTGTCCCGGTCACTTTCGTCCTGAGCCACAGAAAGGCGGATGTTGATATACAGCCGGCCGTTTGTAGTTTCGGTATCATAATGTTCCTGGGTCGTCTTCCAAGCCACGTTGTGAGCGTCGAGAATCTCCTGTATCTTGTAGTAGTCGGCCACATTGCGGAACCACCGGTCCAGCTTGATAAACAGGATCACGTCAATCTTGCCGGCCTTCACATCCTCCAGCATCCGCATAAATTCCTTGCGCTTGGTGTATTTTTTTCGGGCGCTTTTGCCTTCGTCGATGTAATACCCAACGATTGCATAGCCGTTTTTATGGGCGTATTCCTCCAGGTCCTCCTTCTGCGCAGGGAGAGAGTAGCCTTTTCTGGCCTGCTCTTCTGTGGACACCCGAATATACAGCGCCGCCCGGCGCAGCGACAAAGATTCATTTTTTTGTCTTGACATAAAAATTCCCCCTTTACACCACAAAAATATGCGGTATAATAAAGGGGTAGTAACGTCCAGCAAGATTTTACTACCCCGTGGCCGCTCCCGGTGTTCCACCACCGGGGGCGGTTTTATTCATTCACCCGTGTATTCCATTTCATGATTTGTCCTAAATCATCTTTTGCTATACACAACTGCCCGTATCCGTTGAGGTCAACACTGGCGTCTGCCAATATGCACCCATTATTTGGGTGCCATAGCCACCCAGGATAACTGTCTTCTTCCTCTAGAGCTACTCCGCAGAAAGGACATGTCTTTATCTCCATTGTACGCGAACTCCTTTCAAGTGTCCGAGTCGGCCGCTCCCGGTGTTCCACCACCGGGGGCGGTTTTTATTTGAAAATCAGGCTCAGCCCGAAAAACACAGCGGCCGCAATACCGCAGAACCAGAGGACGTACACCAGAGGGAGGACGGTGGATCTTGTCTGCCCAGTCATTTTCGGAGCCTACCAAGGGGTTTCCCTGGTGTCCGGTGCGGTGCCAGCCTGCGGCGTGTAAGTTGGCGCGGACTATTCGGCTTGGACTGCTTGCGGAGCTGCCGCAGGAACGGACGAAGGGATTGGCGTTTCAAAATGAGTATGGCTGACAACCCACTGATTTAGTCTGACTGGGACCCAAAACACATATATACCAAATGTTATTATTGTGAAAAAAATAAACTTGATTGACAGCAAAAAAAGCTGTAATCCCTTCCCGTCAAATTCAAGCCGCTTGGAATTTATGACGGTATGCTCTGTCTCCCAGCGGTGGAGGCCGCAGTAGGCCCAGGGCGCCCCAATTCCAAAAGTAATTGCGATGAACATGCCAGCCAGCAAGCTGTATCCGAAGTGCTGCAACACCGTTCCGTCAAAATATGAAACCCCAGTTTTTCTGCGATTAGATTCCAAGTTGATTATATCAATTTGTTCTTGAACCTGACGTTTTGTTTCCTCATCTATATCGGTAGGCAGGTTTTCGGCCCACTTTAGGTATTCGTTAGACCATTTGCGAAAATCTGCGTCTTCAACAGATTTGAGATAAGAAGCTTCTACCTTTTCAGGACATACAATCTTTTTTGCGGTCTCTTCCATAGATTTAGATTCTGTTGAAACAGTAGGATTTATTTTCCCTATGTGCGCATATTTCCGTGAATCAGTGCGAGCCGTTTCGCCCTCTGGTACAACTCTTATTAAGATATTGCAGCCAAAAGATTTTCCGTCTTCCCCACCTGTTATTTCACAAAGTTCAGCTTCAACCCTTTGCTGATCGACAAGCGGTGCGAGCTCTTTTGCTAAGTCTCTCTTTATGTATCCAATATGATCAAATCCATAAAAAACTTTTATGGCATTTTCATCGTATACGTTATCACTTTCATGCTCAAGGGATAAAAGCTCCCCTTCATAACAACACTCAGAAATGTCTTTTAGTAAATCTTGAATCTTGTCCTCATCATCATTCCGCTTTGTGACACCAGCTAGCTTTGTGTGGAATTCTTTTTTCATCCTGTCCTTTTCTCCTCTCTCTTTCTCCGCCTTTTGCGGTATATTACAAAATCAACTGTCCAATAAATCGGGCCTATAAAACAGTTGTTTCATTTTGTGATTGACAAATTAAAACGTATGTACTATAATGGCCCCACTACATAAACGAGGGGGCGTGCAAAATGAAGCGGGATGATCTAATCAGCGAGCTGCTGAAAATTTTGGAAAAAGCAAGCCTGCGGGAACTGCGAGGGCTTCTTAACTTTGCAAAAGCTCTAATCAAATAAATTTCCTCTACTCAGCCGGCCCTTCGGGGTCGGCTTTCTTCATTTCCTCTACCAATTCCCACGCTTTCTTTTCCAGTAGCGTCCACTCCTCCGGCGTCATCCTGGACAGCACGGAGAGCAACTGACGACGAAAGTCCTGGGCTCCCTGCATGACATCGCCCATGAAAGTAAATAGTTGATCTTCCTGGGCGCTTTCCATAAAGATTTCGCCCTCGCCAGTGCGCAACCAGTTTTCATTAACATGGAATGTCTGGCAAATAAGTGCAATTATGGCATCAATAGGCTCATTTCGACCTGTCTCATAGGTTGCAAGTGCCCCCCTGCTAACATGGATTTTATCAGCAAATTCTTGTTGCGTAAGATTGAGCTCCTTACGCAACTGCTTCAACCTCTCATGCACAAGCGATCACCTCCTTTGCCTAAATATTAGCACATAGAAAATAAGCTGTCAAGAAAAATGTTGCGATGCGACAAATGGGTATTGACAAAATGTCGCAACTATGCTTATAATAGCATCAACGAAACAAACTAGGGGGTGAGCAAGGTGCCTGACAACAAAGATGTGCTCCAGTCCATTGGCGAGGCCCTGGAGATGCTGAACGATAACGGCAGGGCGTACCTGATCGGTTTCTCCGAGGGCGTGATCGCTGCCCGGCAGGCCCAGGCCGGGGCGTGAGAGCGGCGGAGCGGGATGGGGAGACGGCGGGGAGGGGGTGAGCAAGATATGGAGGACTTAGCAGAAATCAAAAAAGAACTGGAAGCTATCAGACATACAATCCAACAGCTCCCAGAGATCAATGCGGTGACGTTTTTCAAATTCTATGAGGAGTATACAAACGCAAAACTCATTGGACGAAAGGTTTCGGATTTGTGGGAAATCATACCACCTAATCAACAGCAAATCCCTTGATTCGGATCGGTTCAATCCCCTTTTTTGGTAATGCTTGCAACAAAAAGTTAATTTGACTGATGTGCTGAATCAATGTTGTTGGATTTCCGTTTACAAATCCCTTGAAAACCAGTAATACAGGTTGATGGAAACCAATGTGCGTAACATCCATGAGAATAGGCCCGCCAAAACTGGCTAAAAGCACGCTGACATCGTGCTCTTGGTCCAGAGATGCCTGAAAATCAAGTATATACCGCTTGATGATTTCAAATTGTGTTTCGGCGTATTGGCCGGCCTCTTGTGGAGGACGCAACATAGCAGAAAAATCATAATTCATAAATTCACCTCCTTCCGCCGCCATTATAGCACAGGCGGCGGGAGGGGACAAGGAAAGGAGGCGAACAAGGTGCCAGACAAAAAAGACGTGCTTCAGTCTCTGGGAGAGGCCTGGAATGAGATGAACGATGAGGCCAGGTCCTACCTGATCGGTTACGGTGAGGGGTACATTGCCGGCCGCCAGGCCCCGGCCGGGGTGTGAGGGGCAAAGTCAAGAAAGGGAGGGGGGAAGCAGATGAAAAATTTTGGGAAAGAACTAAGGGCCAGCCTACGCAGACAGCGCAAAGCCGACCCTTTCACATTTTGGCTGAGCATGTATAGCTTTTTCACAGGAAATGCAGCACTGCTTCTAGTATTAGTGCGGCTGTTCCGGTTGCTGCACCCCAGATAGCAAGAACCCTAGTAGACCAGGTGTCATACAGTTTTCCAGGACGTTCTTCCAGAAATGATAAGCCATTGCTAGTAATGGTGAATAATCCATCGGAACAAAAGACACCGCCGCCGGCAGGAAGACGACCAGATTTTATAAAATCCTCATTTTCGAGGTAAGTCAAAGAGCGCGAGGAATGATCACCGAATTTTTCAATAATTGATTCATACTCAACTGCCCCGTTACTTTTTGATATGTGTTTAAGTACCCGTAATGATAGTTTATCCATGATTTAGCCTCTTTTCGCCGCCATTATAGCACAAGCGGCGGGAGGGGGGCAAGAATCAAGAGGGGAAGGGGAAAAAGGGGTTGGCCAGTATTCACGATATGAAAATGGCGACCTTGTTAGTTGCAAATATTTGCCTAATAACCAGACATAGTGGACAAGTTTCCGTCCATAAGCTGGCAGAAAGGAGGCGGTCATTATGGATGGAACATTTGTCAACAAGCCCAATGTACAACTGATCTATGACGCAATTGCCAGGATCGTGGGCGAGAAGTATGGAGTCAAAATAACGGCAACTGTTACGCCAAAACAGAAAAAAGAGGAATCGCTATGACAGCAAAAGCCCCATCTGGCGGAAGCCGGCCGGGCTGCATCTTGCTGAACGAGCCGATACCGAGCAGTATTGTTATTTATCTACACCTATTCGCCCAGCGGTGGCTGGAATTTTAACGTAAGAAAGGATTTAAAGAAATGGAACAGAAGATCAATGAAATCGAAATTAACGGGGTTGTTTATATTCCAAAGGACAGTATGGCTCAGATGGCGCCCAAGCTGGATGGGATGGAGTACTGCATGGTGCGAACTTTTTCTTCCGGTGTATTTGCAGGGTACATTGAGAGCCGAAACGGGAAAGAGGCGGTTTTGAGGAATGCTCGCCGCATTTGGAGATGGACCGGAGCTGCAAGTCTTTCTCAGCTTGCTACAGATAGAACAAGCTCTCCTGTTAATTGCAAGTTCCCCACCCCCGTCAATAAAGTGGTTTTGACAGAGGTGATAGAGATTATTCCTATCACCGAGAAGGCAAAGAAGAGTATTGAGGAGGTTCCGGTATGGGAGGCTTGATTTTCGACGGCTCCGGCTACGGCTCCGGCTCCGGCTCCGGCTCCGGCTCCGGCTCCGGCTACGGCTACGGCTCCGGCGACGGCTACGGCTACGGCTCCGGCGACGGCTATGGCTCCGGCGACGGCTACGGCTCCGGCGACGGCTCCGGCGACGGCTCCGGCGACGGCTACGGCTACGGCTCCGGCGACGGCTACAGCGACGGCTAAACAGAAAAAGCCCCGCCCGGCTTCCACCGGAGGGGCAGACCGAAAACTACAACGAAATCGGCCTATATTTTACATTACAAGGGATTTGTACTGAAAAATCAAGGAGAATATATGAAATTTCTATTTACGAACGAAAGAACCAAACCGCCCCTGAGCCAGACGGACAAACGCTGCTTCGCGGCGCTGGCGGGTCTGCTGGTCGCCGTCACGGTGGTCTATGAGGCGGCGGATGGAGCGGCCATCCGAGCGGCGGAGCAGGCGGACAAGCCCCCGGTGGAGCTGGTCTGGGAGGCGCCCCTGGATGAGCCCCGGATTCTGGAGGCAGTCCAGCTCCAGCTGGAGCCGGCCCTCTGCCGGGAGGACGTACCCCTGGACCGGGAGCTTCAGGAGGTTCTGGGGGCGGCCTGTGAGGAACACGGGGTCCCCGTCTACCTGGCCCTGGGCCTGATTGAGGTGGAGAGCCGATTCCAACCCGAGGCGGACAGCGGCCTGTGCTACGGCCTGATGCAGCTGAACAAGCGGTATTACCCGGACGGACTCTCCCCTGCGGAGAATATTCAGGCTGGGGTGGCCTATCTGGGAGAGCTGTTGAGGCGGTATGAGGACACGGAGGCGGCCCTGACGGCCTATAACGCCGGGCACGACACCGGCTTAAGGACTTATGCAAGCGCCGTCCTGGCGGCGGCGGAGAGATGGGAGGATTGACTATGTACCGAAGTGACACGGAGCGCAAAGTATGGGACAAGCTGCAGAACTGGTTTGGCCGGCGGCAGGTGGATCAGATGGAACTGGTGAAACCAGGCGTATACCGTGCTCGGCTGGTAGACGGTGGTCTGGCCTATGCCACCGTGGAGGCGGATGGATCAGTCAGCATCCAGGAACTGGAGGCGGTGTGCTGATGGCGGGAAAAAAGAGCCCCGCACAGCTTGCCGGCTGTGCGGGACGGGGGATGCTATGACAATCAAATACGATATTATTGTAGCATTCCTCCATGAAAAAATCAAGGGGGGTTAACCTCAATGCGAAAAAATTTACAGGCCGCCCGTAAGGCTTCCGGCCTCACCCAGCAGGCCATGGCGGACAAGCTTGGGTTGACGCTTAATCACTACCAAAAAATTGAATACGGAAAACTCAACGGTTCCTTTGCGGTTTGGGATGCCTTGGAGGACCTTCTGGGGGTACATCAACGGATACTCCGAGAGATTTTAGATAATCATCCCGACCCAGCAGAAAATCCGTAGGAACATCCAGAATATCTGCTAATTTTCTTAACATTTGTAAATTCGGTTCTCTTGCACCGCTTTCGTATTTTTGAATTGTCACTAGCGTCACTTCAAGTTCATCGGCAATCATTTGGAGAGTTTGGCCTCTTGTAATGCGGGCCGAACGCAGTCGATCTTTGAACAATTTTATTCCTCCTAAAAAAGAGCTTGACATACTGCCGTATTGTATGTTATTCTCTTCGTAAATAATACTGCCATTATGGCAGTAATAAAGGAGGACAAAACCATGACAAGCGAAAAGACGATGTTTCACTTTGTCCAGAAAATGGAGGACCTTGCGGCTTTTCTGCCCTGCGTAGCTGATGCGCTGAACATCCTGCATGAGGAGTTGGACCAAAACTTGCTTATCCGCCAAGATTACTCTGGCGATATGGGATGTTTTCTGCGTATTTCCAGCGCCATGGTCCCGGCGCTGGCGGAGCTGAACCGGATCAGAGAGGGGCTGGACGCTGTTGTAACGGCGGCTTATAAACAGAAGAAAGGTGAAATAAATGGCTCAAATAAGGGTTGAGAAAGAAACAAATTTCACGCATCTTGAAAATAAATTACTTCAAAATTCTAATCTTTCATTGAAAGCCAGAGGGTTACTTGCCTATATGCTGTCACTGCCCGAGGATTGGAACTACTCTATTGCTGGGCTCTCATCAAAGTGCAAAGAAGGGAAAAGTTCTATCCGTAGCGCGATTGATGAACTTATCTCAGAAGGCTATGTTGTCCGCCATCTGATTCGTACCGAAAAGGGTGTCATTTCTGGATATGAGTACATTGTCTATGAAGTGCCGCGATCGTCGTGCGATTTTCATACGACGGTTGATGAACCGTCGTTCAGTTTTCCGACGACGGAAAACCCGTCGTCAGAAAACCCGTCATCGGAAAATCGCACACAACAAAATAATAAAGAACAAAATAACCAGAAAACAAAAGAACCCCTAAAGCCCCCTTGCAAAGGGGGCGTGTCCTCGGGAAAGCGGCGCAGGCGTCGGGAAGCAAAAGCGGCGCCCGATTGGAAGCCGGAGCGGTTTGAGGGCTTCTGGCGGATGTATCCTGTCAAGAAGTCCAAACAGGCAGCGATACGCGCTTGGGACTCACTGCATCCGGACGACAGGCTGCTGGCGGTGATGGGACATGCCCTCCAGCGCCAGCTGGCCAGCCCGGAGTGGCAGCGGAAGCTTCGGGAGGAGGGCGGCCAGGGTATCCCATACCCCGCCACCTGGCTCAACGGCCGTCGGTGGGAGGATGAGGACCAGCCAGACCGGGCGGCCCTGCCTGCCCCGGATCGGGAAGGAGGCGTTGACTGTGGATTCCGCTGATACAGCGGCATATGGCCGGAATATCTGGGCGGAACAATCGGTCATCGGCTCCATGCTCATTGACGCCCGCGTGACAGGGCTGGTGATGGCCAGCCTCACCGAGGATGACTTTCTCCTGGAGGCGGACCGGCGGCTGTTTCGGGCCTTCCAGACCCGCTTTGCCAAAGGCCAGACGCTGGATCCAGTTGTCGTTTGCCAGGACGCGGCGCCGGGGGACGAAGCTCTGCGGGCCTGTGCCCTCCAGCTGATGGACAGCACCCCCACCGCCGCCAATGTGGCGGAGTACATAGAGCTGGTCCGGGAAAACACCCGGATGACCAAAGGCCGCAGTCTCGGCCCGAAGATAGCAGCCAGTCTGACCGAAGAAGAAATGGGCTGTCTGTTTCAGCAGGGGTTGGACCTCCTGTCCGACCGCGGCCGGGATGACGAGGCGGACATGGCGAAGGCCGCTCTGGAGTTCAACGACTTCCTGGACCGCACACCGGACTATCTCCCCTGGGGCTTCCCTCTTCTGGACGAAAACCTGGACGTCTCCCCCGGTATGCTGGTGGTGCTGGGCGGCCGGCCCTCAGACGGCAAGACCGCCCTGGCCCTCCACATGGCCTACGCCCAGGCGGAGCAGAAAAACGTGGGATATTTCACTCTGGAGGACGACCGGAACACCCTGTTTTCCCGTCTCAAGGCCTCCGTTTCTGGGGTGCCCCTGCGAAACATTCTGCGGCGAAAGCTGAATGAGCGGGACTATAAGCTCCTGGCCGATGGCAACGACGAAATCGTAAAGCGCAGGCTCACCATCATTGACGCCGCCGGCATGACGGTCAACGACATCATCACCCGGACCCACGCCAAAAAATTTGATGTCATCTACGTCGATTATCTCCAGATGGTCCGCCCCGCAATTCGTGGCCGGGGCACCCGGCAGGACGAGGTGGCCGACATCTCCCGGTCTCTGGCTGATATGGCCCGCAGCAGCGGCATTGTGGTCGTTGCCCTGGCTCAGCTTTCCCGCCCGGCCCAGAAGGGCAAGCGGGAGGCTCCCCTCATGGCCGACCTGAAGGAAAGCGGCCAGATCGAACAGGACGCCAACGTGATCTTGTTCGTCTGGCGGGAAGATGAGACCAGCAGCAAAACTCCCCGGCACCTCACCCTCGCCAAGAACAAGCTGGGTCTGTTGGGTCAGTGGGGGATCATCTTTGACGGTGCCACTCAAAAATTTCTTCCGGAGCTGCAATCAGACCGGCCAGTGGCAAAGAGAACGGAGTCGGAATACAAGCAGCAATCGTTCTATGAGCTCCCTGGCAGTGAGCCGCTGCCCTGGGAGGACGAATACGACCACATCGGCACCACACCGAAAATATAAAACGAGAGGACGAGTACAATGAGGACAAGCGTGATACTCAATTTGAAGGGCGGCGTGGCAAAAACGGCCACCGCCGTCAACCTGGCGGCCATTCTGGCCAGCGACTACAAGAAAACGGTACTCCTGGTGGACGCTGACAGCCAGTGCAACGCGACCGAGTTCTTCGGCGGCGACCCGGTCAAGGGCAGTCTTGCAGACGCGCTCCGCCACGATGGGGATGGCGGGCCGTTCGCCGCGGCCTGTATCCAGACCAGTAATTTCCCCGGGGTGGATCTGCTGTGCGGGTCGGAGGACCTGATGGACCTGGACCTGACCAAGGTAGAGCTTCAGAGCGTGCGGGCGACAGTGCTGCGGGAGATGGTCCAACGGCCGGCGGTCCGGGACCGTTACGATTACTGCATTGTGGACTGCCCGCCTGCATTCAACGCGGCCAGCGCCGCGGCGCTGATTGCGGCGGACGATGTGATTATCCCCATCAAGCTGGACGCCTTCGCTCTGCGGGGAATGGGGAATCTTATGCGGCAGATCGCCAACATGCGGAAGATCAACCCGTCCCTGCGGCTGTCCGGCTGCCTGCCCACCATGTGGTACAACAGCCCTCAGATCGTGGAGGCGGAGAAAACCCTGGGGGCCAGCGGTCTGCCGATGTACGGCCATATCCGGCGCACCAACAAGGTGGATGCCATGACCTTTGCCCAGGAGCCGCTTCTCATCACCAGCCCCAGGAGCGCCGCCGGGATCGATTACCGGGAGTTTGTCCGGGAGTACATAGAGAGGAGGAACTGATCGTGGCGGATAAAAAGGGCTTTGACCTGGCCGATCTGCTGAAGGATGTGCCCAAGTTGGACACCGCCCCCGATACCGGGCGGGAACAGATCGAGTACATAGACATCGACCTGATCGACAGTGACCCGGGCAATTTCTACAAGCTGACCCAGCTGGAGGAGTTGGCCTCCAATATTGCGGTAGTTGGCCTCCAACAGCCCCTCCGGGTGCGGGTCTCTGAAAAGGACCCTCAGCGGGTGGTCGTTGTGTCAGGCCATCGCCGTCAGGCGGCGCTGAAGCTGCTGATAAAAGAGGGCCGCGAAGACCTGCGGGAGGTTCCCTGCATCCGGGAGCGTGTCGCCGGTTCCTCTGCTCTCCAGGAGCTGCGGCTGATCTTTGCCAACCGGGACACTCGGGTAATTTCCTCGGGGGAGATTGCAAAACAGGCGGAGCGGGTGGAAATGCTTCTCTACCAGCTGAAGGAGGAGGGCTTTGAGTTCCCAGGCCGGATGCGGGACTATGTGGCCCAGGCCTGTAAGGTCTCCGCCCCCAAGCTGTCCCGGCTCAAGGTCATCCGTGAGAATCTGATTCCGGAGTACATGAGCCTGTTTGAGAAGGACAAGCTGCCGGAGCAGACCGCTTATGCCCTGGCCCGCCTGCCAGGGGACTTCCAGCGCCGTATGTTTTCCGCTCTGCTTACTACGCCCAGCGGGGCCATAGCAGAAAAGGTGCTGAGTAAATACACCGAAGGCTGGCGGTGGGAGCCGCAGCTGACCTGCCCGGACGGCAAGGCATGTAAGCGGGGCGATGTGTTCCTCCGGCGGGACTGTGAGTCCTCCTGGCAGAGCTTCTGCGGCGGAAATACCTGCTGTCTGGAATGCGATCAGGCAAAGGCCAGCTATTCTCCTTGCGAGCGGATGTGCAGCAAGGCCAAGGTCCAGCGGAAGGAGGCCAGCGACAAGAAAAAAGAGGAGGAGCATAAGCGCCAGGAGAAACAGGGCCGGAAATACCAGAAAGAAACCCAAGGCTATGCCAAGCGGCTGCTTCGGGCTATTGATGCCGCCGGAGTTCCAGAGGATGCCAAAGTCAACTGGCGGTACTATGATGGCATCCAAGTATCGACGATACGGCAGTGGGCCGCCGGCGAATTTGACGATCCGGCTGGCTGGCGTGATGTCCGGTTGAAGCCTGGAACGTGTTACAGTGACAATCTGGCAGGGCTGGCCCAGCTTCTGAATTGTTCCACTGATTTTCTGATGGGCCTGACCGAGGACGTCCGCCCGGCCCCAACCCAGGAGGAGCCCCTAGACACTCTGGAGGAAGAAACCGCTTCGGTAGATTCCTGGGATGATATTTCAGAAGCCCTGGACCAGATGGCCACACCGGAGGAGCCCGTCCGCCGTATCCGCTGGGAAAGCCGGGGTATGACCCCACCCACAGGCAAACCGATCCTCACCTATCAGTTGACCAACGACGGTCCGGTGTACCGGCCGGCGATGTGGGATGGCAGCAAGTTTCAATCCCCTGACCGCCGAAAAGAGCTGACCGGCCTGCAATATACCCACTGGCTGGAGGTTCCACTGCCCGGCAGCGGCGAGAGCTGCGAGGTTGCCCCGCCGGAGCAGGCCGAGGGGCAGTTGATGATCTGCGGCTGGATGCCTGGAGGGACTTTCCCCATGGAACCTTGTGAGGTGGTCGCAGATTTTCAAGTAGGCGAGGGAACACAGATTCGCCAAGTATGCGTCTACAGCGAGGGAAACTTTTATTTCCGGGCCCAAGGGATAAGGGGAGCTAAAATAGATGCCGAGATTATCCGCTGGATGCGCCTTCCGCCGGTGGAGTGAGCTATGGGAACGATTTTTCATGCTCCAGCCGGTTACCTGAACAGCAACATTGGTCTGCTGGCTGGAACGGTGATCCGGGAACTGCGGATGCACCCCTACATAGATTCTGAGCAGGAAGACGGCCAGTGGAACCATAGGCCAGAGTATCTGGAGTTTACGATTCAGTCTGTTTGGGATGGTAGATACACCTGTCAGTATTCCGGAGAAGAAAGCACCTTCAGCTGGCCCACATGGAAAGAGCAGCCCCGTTATGGCTTCATGGATGACGGCAGTACACCAGTCAGGTACTACATCCAGAATGCCCCTCTCCCGCCGCCCTATGAGGGCAAAGTGCTCAACTTCTCCACGTATGGTCTCCGTTGTGCTGAAATTGACCAGGCGGCGCCTCTGGTTAAAAACAAGAATGACTTTGCTGCTCTGGCGGCGGAACCGGAGGTTTCCCCCCGGGCTCCCGGTGTCTTTCTGGAACGGCCATCCAAAAAGTTTCTTGCGGAGGGCGGGTGTCCCTGCTATCAGGGGAAACTGAATTATGGCAGTGGCGCCAACATCCTATGCGCCGCTGTTCAGGAACAGCTTCACAGCTATATGGCCGTCAAATTCTGTGAGGGCGGCCGAAAAGTGTACTGCCCGATCTGGAAGGCAGAGTGCAATCAGCTGATTGTGCCCAACTTGGACACAAAAGGCGATTGAGAGAAATGTGCCCAAGTTGGGCACCAGGGAGGAATGACAATGCGGATACTGAAACCCGGCAACCCCTGCCCGTGCTGCGGGCAGCCCATCAAAGAGGGCTTGCCCTCCGAGACAATTATGCTTCTCAGCTGGCTTCAGGAGGGAAAAGACCTGTTGACAGCAACGAAAGGAGTCAAGAATGAAACGACTGACAACTGATCCCCCGGATGGGAATTTTGCGACTATGCTCAATCTAGTGTTTGGCAAGGACGGCTGGGCACATATCAGGCACGACAGTGAGGAGGGGACAGTCCCCCTCACCCAGTGGGCAAAGGCCCAGTGCATTCTCCACGGCTGCGGGGAGTTCTCCGCCGAGACGCCCCAGGAGATCGACGAAGAAATCTCTGACTGCTTGATGATGGATTTCCCGGATTGTCCGATTGCCCTGGCCTATGGCTTCGCTGTTCAGGCCTGCCACCTGCGGGGCCGGCTGAAGATGTATGAGGACATCTTTTTTGCCGATGATGGGACGGAGCGGCTGCCCCTGGATGTTCTTCGGGACCTGGCGGGGAGGACAGTACCATGAACAAGCCGCTGACCTACCGCAAGCCCAGCGGAGAGTGGGGGATCAAGGGGGTGGACCTGTCCACCCTCCCGCCCCAGGTGTATGGAGCGTTGGCCAAGCTTATGCGGCTGGAGCACCCTGCCGGCGAGGAAACAGCGCCGCACGGGGATTGCGCAGAGTGGCAGAATTGGCTGAAAGACAGATTTGAACGAGGGGAGGTTTGAACATGCAAGGGACAAATAATATTTTACTGGTTCGAGTACCAGCCCAGGAGGCAGTGAACGGCCGGGAATTGAGGGACTACATACTGGAGTCGCTGACCCAAGGCGTTTTGGTCCTGACAGAGGACGCTTCCTGCGAGGTAATGGAGCTGCCCCCGCTGGGTGGGGTAATGGTGGAAGCAAAAGAACAGCCTGATTTGACAACGGAAGCAGAGGGGCAGATCACAAATCCAGAGTTCCCGGTAGCAGATCAGTCCGGAGGTGCGGAGAAACGGGCAATCGTTCAGCGGCTGAAGGACTATCGAAGTACTTATGGGCTGGGCTGCCTGAGTGGCGAAGGATTGCCAGGGCGTTGGATATTTTGGAACATAAGGAGTTAGATAAAGCGGATGGCAACAGCAATTAAGCACATTACGGCTGGTCTTTTTCATGTCCGGGCCTTGGGTGAGGTACCGAACACAGAGGGCGTATCAAAGCGAAGGGCGGCGCGGACAAATCCCACGCCGCCCGCCCAGGCCTTCTATAACGACAAACGCTCCTGGAAGGAGTGCCGGCTCTGGATAGCCGCGAATTTTGGCCGGAGGGACTATGTTGTTACGTGTACTTATTCCAATGAGCTTCTGCCCGCGGATAAGAAAAGCGCAGAAAGCGGAATATGGAAAAAATATATAGACAGGTTGAGGCGGGCAAGAAAACGCCGGGGACAGGATTTAAAATATATCTACGTTACAGAAGGGTTCCATGGCAAGTCATCCAACAGTTTTCTGGAAGGGGACGAGGACCTGGAAGACAAACGACTCCATCACCACTTTGTAGTTAATCATGCCGGACCGGAGGATTTGGATGAGCTGAGAAGCCTGTGGCCAGGCGGCGGATATGTCAGGATAGAGCCGCTGGACATCCGATATTACACAGCGCTGGCCCAATATATGACCAAGGAAGCCAGAGAGTTCGGCAGGGCAAAGCCGGGAGACCGCACATGGAAGCGGTCGATGAATTTAACTCCATATCAGGTGGAATACATTGAGATACCGATGTCTGGAATGACGCTGACTCCTCCGCCCGGGGCGGTGGACTATGAGTCCTTTCACGAAAAAAATCCGTATGGGTTTGCTGACTGCGTCGGAGATCAATACCTTTTGTTTGAGGAACCCGCTAAACCAGATTACTCCTACACGCATGGGCCTCGAAAAAGGGAACCACCTTATAATTAATTTAACTTGAAAGCAGTATTAATAACTGAGCACTGTATAGAAAAAGGAGTGATATGTGTTGCAAAGGGCTGAGAAGTGTGGTAAACTTGTCGTAAAGAACGGATGGGTAACATGCCCGGTTTGCAGGCGTAACCATCGCCTGATACGGGTTGAGCCTGAGACCGAGGCGAGAAACCTTCCGATTTTTTGCCGGGACTGTAAATCCACCGTGATTTTAAATATCGACAGAGGCCAGAGCGTTGAACGCCGGAGCCCATGATCAACCAGACGGTTGAGCGTGGCTCTGGCGTTTTTGTTTTGCCCGGAGGTGATAGCCCGGGGCAGAGGCCAGGCCCGGAGAGGAGCAAATCATGGATTACAAGTCAAGCCGGTGGAGGCGGATGCGCAAGCGCATCCTGGAGCGGGACAAGTATCTCTGCCGCG